GCAGAGGTGGCGTAGTTGATACCGCTATCAATGCGTTGGTTAACTGCATCAATAAGTGGTTTAATGGCCGTGGCTAGGGCGGCGGCACCAGTTCCCACTGCTCCGGCCACTCGGCCTGCCCTGCTAGACGGCGGGGGAGTTGGGGCGGTGCTAGAACCACCACCACCACCAGCACCTCCCCCTCCTTGTCCTCCCGAGGAGTTGGCTTTGCCGGGGGATAGACTAGCGGGCAAGTAGTTGCCCCCACCGCCCTTACCTCCGCTGGCAGCGTTTATATTACCTGCGGCATTGGCGGCGGCTTCGGAGAGTTTCTCCATCTCCTTACGCCACTCAGTGGTTATGTTCTTGGCTTCTTTGAGGGAGTTCTTGAGTTTAGATAACTCAGAGGTGTCTATGCGTAAGCCAGCCTTGACATCAGATCTGAGGCGTCCGTTGTTACCGCCAATCAAGCCCTCTCCGACTTCTGCGTCGGGGTCGCCTATAGCCATACTAGCCTCCGCTACTGATTACGCCACTTCGCCATACGATACCAGAAATCGCGTTGCCGAACTGTCATAGATTTGATGTCGTCTAGACCAAACCCTTTGTATACGGTGGCTATCAGTTCGTATTCCCAGTATAAGATCTTTAGATTAACTGAATAAAAGGGAGACCCAATCGAGCAGAATTGGCATGGTTTCGCCGCAACTTGCACACTGAGTGTCCACCTCCCCCATCTTCGGCCCAACCTCAACAGAGAGGAGGGCATCCACTAACTTCTTGCGGTCCTTGATACTAAGGCTGCGTGCCCACTTAACTGGGCTATCAGGCTTATTACCGTCAGACCACACGGCGCAACGAGAAAGCATAAGCGTGTTCATCTCTGCGTCGTTCTTAGAGTTCTTGCTGACCTCTACTGTGTCTTCCCCGTTAGGAAGGCGAAGAGTAACAGTCTCACTAGAAATCTCAACCTCAAGCCCTTTTTGAAGGTCGAAGGTAGGGCTGGTTATGGGGAAATCGTTGTCCAGTTCAAGTGTAACATCATTGCTGCCGTTACAATTGTTGCACGTCATCTTGATTGTACGCTCATCACCGTAGGTGGCTTTAACAACGGCCAAGTACAGCAAGTCCCGGTCACCAAGAATCAACTTGTTGATAACCTTGGCTCCTTCTGCCCCGCTAATGGAGATATCTCCGATACGTACGACCGCTCGGTTAAGAATCGCAGTCATGTACTCAGCGTAAAGGAGGCCCTTCTTGTTCTCTATGGAAGCAAGGTATTCCTCGTCTTCGCCAGTAAGTTCCCTGATCTCGGCTTGAGAGTGCCACTTTTCAATAGAAGGGTCGTAAACCCCACGCATCAAGTCGATAACGCTGTTAGGAGCGTCTGGCATATGCGGGACTGGGTCAGCAATGGCGTCATTGATGACCTCAGCGGTTTCCTGTGTACTCATCGGTTTGTACTCCTAATCTTAAATTGTATATCAGGTATTACTGGAGGCTAGCAACGTCCGTCTCGTCAAAGACCATCTGGAACCCCTCGTGGTTGAGGACCAACTGCTGGATCAGGATAGACGAATCACCAGCGTTGAGGTCGCCCATGGAGAAAGAGGCGGGCCAACAGTTGAACAACTTGAAGCCCAACTTGGGGCCAGCCAGAACGGCGCTGGCGATGCTACCACCCTCCTGATACGGGCCAACCGATAAGGGGTGGTCGTACACTTGGACGGTAACATCACAACGGTAGTCATTGCCATCAGCACCGGAACCAACGCCTTCGGCGGCACCCTGTCCCCACGAGTGGATGAACTGCTGCCAGTTGTACAACTGGTCTTGCCCGTAGAACACTCCCTTGGTCAGGGTAACGGGACCGTAGTCCGACTGACCAACCATCTTATGAGGATGCGTATTCATGCCGCCCTCACGATAAGCGATCATCTCGTTCTGAACAGTCAGACCGGATACAACCGAGAAGCCGAGGTTACCGACTTCAGGCATAAGGGTCCTAAGCCCGTCACTTCCTGGGGTAATAGTGACCTTAAACTTAAAGTTCCTAAGAGGATCTGTTGCTGCTGCGCGTGCCATGGAATATTCTCCTTGGTGTATTAGAGCGACTCAGCGGCGTTGCTGCCGCCAGTCCACTGGCTGAGGTTAATAACGATGAACTCTGCGGGGTACTGAAGCGAAACGCCGACTTCGACGTTCACGATACCCTGATCAATGCTCGTCGTGGTGTTGATGGTCTCATCGCAGATCACAAAGAACGCCTGAGAAGCGTTGTTACCGCGAAGACCACCAGCGCGGTAGAAGTCTCCCAAGAAACCTGAGACGACGACCCTAATGCGCTCCCACAGGTTGGCATCGTTAGGCTCAAACACTGCGAATTGCGTCAGTTCCTTGAGCGAGTACTTCAGGTAGTTCAAGGTGCGCCGCACCGGAATGAACTTATCCGAAGAGGCTCTGGCCAGCGTGCGCGACCCGTACACCACAACCCCAGCACCCGGAACGGCCTTGAAGGAGTTCACGTACGGGGTTCCGTCGTAAAGTGTACCAATGTCAGTGTCGGACAACTTGACGGAAAGGCCGAGAGCGCCTCGCATGTCAGCGTCAAAGCCAGCGGGGGCCTTGGCAACCGAGCGCTGAACCTCAGTGCGGACGATAAGCCCAGCGACAGCGCCACCCGGGTAGGTGGTGCGGATAGCGCCGGGTCCAGTCTTAGCGGGATCAGCCATGACCAGAGCCGGGGAGTAGTGAGCGGCGTAACCGCCGTTCGACAGACCCGAGAAGTTCGACGCAACCGTCTGGAGATCGCTCAGCGTCTCCGAGGTCTTGTCCGGGTCGATGATAACGAACGAGTCACCACGGGCCACGGCCTTGTTGATAAGCGGGGTAAGTGCCGTAGTAGAGGTCTGACCGACTGCGTTCATCACCAGATTACCGTTAATGGGGTCAACCTTGTTGACAGCGCCAGCGAAGTCCTGCGGGCCGACGACGCCCTCAGTACCACCGGAGAAGGCGGCAACGTTGTCAACGGCGGTGATCCACGCAAGAGTCGCATCGGGGGCAGTAGTAGAGACACCACTGATTTTGATGTACTTGCTGTAGTTATTGATCACCGTGGCGACGTAACGGTTGCCATCGGCGTCAAGTGTAACCTCCGGCCAGCGCTCAACCTCAGAACCGTTGAGGCTGACGACGACGGTGAAGGTACCGTGCTCCGAGGACGTGGTGTCGACCAGACCAGCCGCAATCGACAGAGTGAGGCTATTGCCCCACGTACCGTTACTGATGGCCTCAGCGTCGAAGAGGGCCGCAGAAGCGGACGCAGAGCCGTTCGGGTAGTAGGGAACGTCCAGCGAAGAGGCGGCGTCGGGGGTCACCGAGTCAGCGGTACCACCGACGGTGTCGTAGGTACCGACGACACGAACGACGTAGCAGTTACGGCCACCATTAGCGAAGAAGTGGTAGACGGCGTAACCAAGGTCGTAAGCGTTCTTCAGGTCACCATAGGTCTTTTTGTAGGTAGTCCAGTCGGTAACGAGCGTGGCCGTCTCGGGGCCGCGCTCGGCGGCACCGAAGAACACAGCAGCCGTTCCACCGCCAACGGATGGGGTCAAACTAGCAAGCGCGCCCTCGTTAACATAGACACCGGGAGTTGAATAGGTAGGCATTTAGAAATCCTCCGAGAAAGAAGTCGATAAAACGTCGGAATCCGGGTAGTTGTCCGTCATAGTGCCACTCACTGTCGAAACCGACTTGACACTAAATATGTCTTTTTGCGGAATCTCTGCATTTATTCTAACCGTATAGACTTTGCGGAATATCCTTTTGTTGAAGCCTGCTTCTTGATCAAGGACATCTGCTTGTCGCCAGTCTAGCATGTCGCACCGCCGAACGGTGCCATCTTCGGGTATTTCAATGAAACCCCGACGAAGTGGGAAAACGTACCTAAGCATCAGTGCAGTTAACTGTCTGTCATGCCTTTGGCTACGGCAGTAGGTAGATACCTGATACATAAGGTTTACGGGAACAAATTGGTCCGTAGCCATGAACTCGGTAGGACCAGACAGCAACTGCTGTATGTCAGCGGAATTACTCTCTGATGGAAAGTAATCCATAGCGCCCATACCAGTTCTGTGGTATTGAGAGGCGTTAGTCGAAGTAGTGTAGTAGTAAGTGACCTCAGAGTGCTGCCTGAAACTATCAAACTCAATATCAATAAGTTCAATGGTTGCAAATGGGTAAGACTTCTCAGTCTCAGCATCTGGGTACCTGAAAAAGGTCTTTATAGGACGGCGCATGTTCCTGTCATCAGAAACAGTAAGAGCCGTTAGCCTCTTCTTGAGGGCAGCGTCTTCCGCAATAGTAAAACCGGGGTTAGGCAACTGGGAGATCCTTTTCTAAATTGCGATGTATATCGCTAACTAGTTTGGTTTCTTCCCTGATCATAGTTTTACGCAAAAGCGGTGAGGGGGGAGATTCTCCCGTTCCGTACTCTAAATCACTACTGTAGGAATTGAGATCGGTAAAGGAGCCGGTTTGTCCAACCACTATTTCTCCACCCTCTACTGAGACCTTTAAGTCTTCAGCGATTTTATCCCAACCCTTAATGCTGCTCGCTTTATCACGAAGTTCCTTAGTGGCAGACTTTTCTGCGCTATCTATTGCACTCATGAGAATGTCCACTATGTTCTCCTCAAACCACTCAACAGCAGGCACAACAATAGGGGAGCCTGAGATAAACGACGCACTAGAACCATTTGATACATCAGGTTGAGAAGCCTTCATGGCTTTCCTCCGTGGTTCTAGGCGTTGTAAAGCGGTTCAAGGCACCCGACGCGCATCGGGCACTTACACATCATACCTCTAACTTGGGAACGATGTGGGCCAAGGAAGGGTCGAAATCTTAGGATTTTGAGGTCCACGGTCAAAGGGAAACTCCTGATCGACAAAGATCTCAAATCCCTCAACTCTCAGCACAACTTCGTCAGGTAAGCGACCACGGGCACGGTAGTTACGTACCTTGTAGAACCTACCGTCGTACTCAAGTACATCATTAAGATGATCGTTGTACTCCTCAGGATTAGACACTCCAGCAGCCTCAATGTCCTTGAACAGAATGACAGCGGAAAAGTTCTGGGTGGGCTGACGACCGTCTTCGATAGCCCTGAAGCCGTCCTCAACCTCTTCGATGTAGACTGTAGGAACTACTACCCCACGCTTGTAGTTACGACCGCTGGCCCCGGGGACGCCCTCGTCATAGATGTCGTCGTAGACGCTATAGCCACCCTGTAGGGGCTGGAACTCGTACCAAATTACGGACTCTCCAGCCTCACGGTTACGCCTGCGAACATGCTTGTCGATGAGACTGTGCTCCCTACCGGGGTTCATCAGTAATACCCAGTCGACAGGTACCCGGGCGGCGGCTCACCATCAAGGTACACCTCTTCACGCAGGTCGTCCGGCGTCTCCTCAACGTCGATAACACCGTCGTCAATCTCTGGGTAGATACGTTCGATGGGGCCGTAGTCCCCCACCTCACGCGGCTTGTACAGGGGCACAAGGCGGTTCGTGGTGCGGCTGACCCGGCGAAGGTTGACGACCTCCAGACGCTCCAGCCCGATGTTGAGGGCGGTGGCACGGCGGTTGTACTCAGACATCCAGTAGTCCAGCAGGCTGGACACCATGCGGTATCGCTGCGAAGACTGGATATGGACGGACTCGGAGGTGATCACGTCGATGTCGCGGCTGTACTCAGAGAGCAGCCCCCAGAGAGCCTGTACGAGGGTATGGATACCTATGACATCCGCAACGGCGGGGGCCATGTTCTCCAGCGGCACTCGAAGATTGTGGGTGTTGAGGTTGATCGCCATGTCGGCATAGAACGAGAGATCCGACGGCAGCAGCCACTCGTAGTAGTAGCCGTCGACCATAAGGGTGGAGTTCAATGGCAAAGTGCTACCAAGCCGTATCAAACCGTTACGGTCGTCCAACGTGTACGCAACTGACGCGGACGTTGATCCACCTTGCGGCACATACTCCACCCAAAGTGTGTCAGCCTCCACATTGGGCTTACCCAGATCGTAGGTAAGACCCATGGGGACGAAGGTCTGCTGGAACGGCTTCTTGAAGTCTCGCAGATAGTTGCGAGCAGTCGTAATGATCTCAGCCTTAGTAGCCATCAGGCATCCCTAGTGAAGTAGAGGGTCACCGTCAGGGGGCCGCTATCTCCTGTGTCTGCCGAGTCGATATCAATTGTGATCAGTGCGTCGTCTGCGATGGCCGGGTCTGATATGACAGCCGCCGTAGCAGCCGTGGTAGAACTGGACTCACCAGAGTCGATGGTCAGCGGAGTGCTGAGGATGCTGGTCCCCGACTCGTTGATGTCGATGCTGATAGCCGACGTGGCGCTACTACCTGAGTTCAAGCCAGCACGGACTTCGGTAAGGAGCGCTCCGTAAGGCATACGGAACACCGCCGCCCCAGTCTGGCTAGCGGGAAGCGATCCAGAACCAACCAGTTCCAGAGTCACGGTCTCCTCAAGAGCCTCATCCAGAAGCGAGGTACCGCCCACCGTGTCAGCCTCCACGCCGTGTCCGGCTCGGATGATCCACCGCACATAAGCAGAGGCGGGGACGTTACTAAACGACGAGGTGGAACCGGTCTCAGTAGTGGTAGAGACGCTGGGAGTGCCGCTGGTGTTGTTACTGGGTGCTCCGGTGCTTCCGGTTTCAGCCTCCAAACTGAAGGTGTGCTTATGGGTCTCCGGGTTAGCCGCAGCCGTCGTCAGGGTCGGGTTAAGGCGCCCGCGACCGGGTCCAGCAACAGCGCTATCTGACGAGTACGCCGTGCTGGATGACAGTTTGTGATCGGTGTATTGGTGCGTATGAGCGCCACCCAGATCCGTTTCCGTAGCACCGCCATGGTCGTGAGCCATGGTATGCGTGTGGTTCGACAAACCATGAGTGTGGTTATTCAGGCCATGGCTGTGGGCAGGTAGGTTGGCAACAGAGAGCGTCGTGGTGTCGCTACCTACCGTGGTGCCAATCAGGTTGACGTTCGTGGTGCCCTTGAGGCTGAAGTTGTTCAGGTTGGGGACTTGGAACGAACTACCAGACCCACCGTGGGTGTACCCATACGCAGCAAAGAGGGCGGGGTAGTCGGTGGTCAGGAGGCTCTGGCCGTTGGCCTCAATGAAGCCAGAGGGGAGCGATCCCTTAGAGGGCCATGCGACGACGGCACCGATAGGCAGGTGGGGGCCGATGTTGCGGGCCAACTCATACCACTCGCCATAGATGCCCTTGACATAGACACCCGACGACGTACCGCTAGGAGCGGCCTTGCGATAGAACAAGCGCCCCGCATCGGCCACAGGAGAGGCGCTGATGACTGAGGTGGGGGCCGAACTGCTCTGGTCGAAGATCGCTGAACTCTGGAACGTACGCTTGTCCGCGATGCGTGACGTGGTAATGACCTGCGTCCCCTGACGGTACACAGCCGCCAGCACCACGTCAGTATCTAGGTTGACGTTCGTGGTGGCGCTGAAGGTTCCAACGATGGTGTTGGAGGTCTTCGGATACTCAGGGTTGGTGTCGTCGTCATCGCCCTGAACGACGACCAGCGAGGCGACCCCACTGGAGACACGGGCGACGATCAGGTCAAAGCGGGTACCAAGGGGGGTCGTCGGCATAGCCAACGAGGCAGAGGCGTTAATCGTGTAGGGCGCACCGTTGATGACGATGGTGCCCGCCGAGACGGCGACAGCCGTGCTGGACGAGGTCGACGTGACTTCGCACCCCGAGAGAACACCAGAACGACCAGTGTTACCGAGAATCTCAAAGTCAAGAGAGTCCGGCTCGGCCTGATCTAAGTTCTCAAACTTGGCACCGCTGGACGTATCAACGGCGTTGGGAATAATGAAGGCCATACGGCCCCTCCTCTATCAGAGAGTGTCGTAGATATTCCCGTTCTTCCTCAGATACTCATACAGGTCAAGCGGAAGGTCATAACGATGACCGTCCACGAAGTCCCACTTACCAGTACCGTAGTACATGGTCCAAGTGCCCTTGATCTTGGCGTTCTTGGTGGTTGGGGACACGATTGTGGCCTGAGGAGTGGGGGCCGGGGCCTCCACCTCGTCCTCAATGAGGACTTCAGCAATCTTCGTGGTGCGCTTAGCGGTAGCCATTTGTACTCCTTGAATCGGGTTTCCCTATGAGTGTAGCACTGGCGCAGTGCGGAGGGGGAGTATATGGGGGGTTATCACCAAGTCACCGTCCCTGTGCCCGATCTAATAATCAACAACTGATCTCCCCCATCTGTGGTGCTCGTGTAAGTCAGTCCAGAAATAACCGACGCGGCAGGGCCGTTCCATCTCAAAACAATTATTCCAGATCCTCCGGCAGCACCTGTTCCAAAACCGCCACCTCCGCCACCACCCATGTTTGCCGAACCAGCGGTAAGCGTGCGGTCGCCACCACCGGTTCCTCCACCACCGAGACCGCCAACACCTGCACCAGCAGATTGACGGTAAGGGTCGTTTAGAACAGCAGCACCACCTCCTCCACCTCCAGCAAAGTAGGCGTTTCCTCCAGACCCCTGCCCAATACCGTTAGCGCTCGCAAAAGCATAAGAAAACACTGTTGAAACATTCCCGTTGCCGCCCTTGGGGTCTGTCGTGGTGTTTTGGATGTTGCCGACACCTGCTGCGCCCCAACCACCTCCACCACCAGTATTTCGCAGACTGTCACTACCGGTCAGGTTGGAATCCCCACCGTCATTGCCTTGTCCTGCTGTTCCCGAGCCGCCGTAAAATATAACGCTGCCACCATAGTTGGTGCTCGCTCCACCACCAGAACCGCCGTTATGCCCGTTATCCCGAGGACCTTGATGGCTACCTCCTGCACCCCCAGCAACAGCAATCAGGGAACTAAAATACGAATTTGTGCCATCAGTACGTGCAGCCCCTCCAGCACCCACTTGAACCGAGTAACTTATTCCACCGTATACTTCTGTTGTTGTTTGAAGAACCCCACCTGCACCGCCACCACCGCCACCACCAGACGAGCCGTTTCCTCCTCCACCGCCACCGGCAACAATAAACGCCTGTAGATCTAGGATCAGCCCTCCGGCACCTACGACCCCAGCAATAGTAGAAAGACGCATATCAGGCGCTCAAATCGCCAACAATCACCCAACTGTCAGTCGCACGTTTGATCAACGTGGCCGCACACCACTGGGCAGACAACTTCAAGTTACCATCCTTAGAGTTGATCGTCACACCAGCGCCAGCCGCCACAGTCGTCTGGCCCGCACCAGTCTGAAGGACCAGAATCTGGGCACCGACAGGGAACGCAACACTGGAGTTCGGCGGGACGGTCAGCGTGTTCGCTGAGGCGTTGTTCATCTCAACAACCTTGCCGTCATCGGTCAACACCAACGTGTAGGTGGTGCCTGTCTGTTCGTTCTGCTGGAGTTCGTTGATGTTTGTAATGTCAGTAATGTTGGTGCTGATATTAGACGTATTGGTACTGATATCAGACTGAGCAGTACTGATATCTGACTGGATAGACGACACGGTCGTACCAGACAGTGCGCCGCTAACGGTGAGAGACTCGTTGATGATGACGCCACCGGATGCTCCGATAGTCATACGCTCGGTACCAGCAGTATCGAAACGCAGGATGTCCTCGTCAGCAGACTCCTCGGCCTGAATGAGGGTATCGCCGTCGGTGTCTTTGATCTTGTTGAGCGTGGCCCCGACGGTGACGGTGACCTCCCACCCCGTACCGCTCCATGTCCATGTGCGATTTCCTACCGTGTAGGTGTCGCCCACAGTGGGGGCGTTGGGGAAGTCAATGGCCATCAGGCACCGAGGTCAGGCATGAGGTCCCAAGAAGTGGTCTCCTCATTCCACTCGTACGTGTTGCCGTCATCCGGGTAGGCAACGGGGGCCTCCCAGAGGCAGGAGTCCTCGTTGAGGACCCACGAGTCGTACGGCTTCGGCGGGATGAAGGCGTCACGGGCATCGTCCCATGTGTAGCCGATACCAGCGTAGTTCTTACGGTACGGCGTACCGCCACCAGTGTGAGCGCCACCCTGCGTGTTGTATGAGGTACGCTTACAGGTCTGGCCACGGAACTCGGCGTAGTACGCCTCCCAGTCCGTAACGCCATCGACAACCTCGTCCTCGTTGCGCCCCACGATGACCTCGGTCACGATGTTCTGATCGTTGATAAAAGCGTAATGTGCCATGGTTATTCGCTATCTCCTAAGAGGTTCCATGAGGTGGTTTCTTCGTCCCAAGTATACACCTGACCGTCGTCTGGTTTGGCGACGGGGGCTTCCCACAGGCAGGAATCTTCGTTCAATACCCATGAGGCGTAGGGTTGTGGGGGGATGAAAGCATCTCGGGCTGGATCATAAGTATAACCTTTGCCTGCGAAGTTCTTGCGTAGGGCTTCCCCGCCGTCTGGTTCACCTGTAGCAGGGTCGTAGTGCACGCCTCCACGGGTGTTGTATGAGGTTTGTAACCATTGTCCGGGGGAGTCGTCTACGAATGTGTCGAAGAATTCTGGTTCTGCGACAATTACTTTTGTGACTATGTTGTTTTGTACCTTTGCGAAATGTGCCATGATTAATACTCTTTACAATGCGTATCTGATTATTACGATACCGGACCCGCCAGAACCACCAGTATTGTTTATGCCAGCACCGCCGCCGCCTCCAGTGTTGGCGGTTCCGTTTGATCCGGGGCCAGAAGTTCCGGTGTTGCCGTTGCCGCCGCCTCCGAGACCGCCTGTACCTCCAGCGATTTGGTTGCTGGCACCGCCGCCGCCCCCGGCATAATACTTTGTTGTTCCATCTTCAATAGATGAACTATATCCATCTCCACCATCGCCACCGTAAGAACTGGCGGTTACTGTGGTTTCGCCAACGGCGCTATAACCGCCACCACCTCCGCCCATGTCGCCGACACCCTGAGTAGATCCACCTCCGGCATTTCCCTGACCTGCGGTACCAGCACCGCCTGAAGTGGATGCTTCTCCAGAGTCAATACCCCCTCCACCACCTCCAGATCCTCCGGGTCGCCCATCGGTGTTGGTGTTGCCGCCTTGCCATCCTCCTCCACCGCCACCGAGAGCGGTCCCAACTCCGGGAATGGACGAATCACCGCCGTCGCTGCCATAAGAGGCAGAAGTATTTGAATTGTTCCCACCACTTCCACCAGAACCTACAATTATGTTGAGAACCCCCGCGCTGAGGGTTGCGGTTCCCGAAAGAACGCCTCCAGCGCCGCCCCCTGCACCGGCTTCGCTACCGCCACCAGCGCCGCCGCCGCCAGCAACAATCAGATACTCTACTTCACCTGTTCCGGTAACTGTCAAAGTTCCTGATGTGGTGAATGTGTGAACCTGATAACCGCTGTACTGTGTGGGTGTTCCGCCTATGGTAGAGAATCCTGACTTGACTTTTGCCCAGTTGCCGAAATACGCCTCTATTTGACCAAGCGAGGTGTTATACCTGATAGCGCCTTCGGCAGGATTAGCAGGCCGTTCAGCAGTAGTACCGGAAGGAAGAATATTCGCCCCCGTACCGCTCGCATGGAACTGTCCAGCAGACGCATTACCGCCGGTAGACGCATCATAGACACGCATGTCTCCCACTACATCTAGAGCGGTGGTGGGGGACGTTGTGTTGATGCCGACACGGTTGTTGGAGGTGTCGACTTTGAAGATGTTGGGGTTGGTTTGTGGGCCGTAGATGGTCCACACGGTGCCGTCCCATTGGTAGGTTTTACCGGACGCTACGTACTGGTCGCCTATGGAGGGGGAATCAGGAAAGTCGATAGCCATCAGATTCGGTACCTCACAATTACTATACCTGATCCGCCGTTTCCTCCGTATGAGGCAACGCCGCTTGCCTGACTTCCCCCACCACCCCCACTACCTGTGCTCTGTGTAGCATTAGAGCCATTATTTGACCCAATTGCACCGTTTCCCCCGCCTGCCTGCCCTGCTCCCCCGGCAGTTCTACCGGCACCGCCACCTCCTCCAGCAAGTGACAGGCTTGATCCATTTATAGTGGTGGTCAGACCCGCGCCACCGTCTGCGCCGTAACTTGCCGAGGTATTTGTATTGTCTTTACCTGCGGACCCTGCGCCTCCTCCTCCTCCTCCAGTGCCTTGATCTGCGGAAACGCTTCCTCCAGCATTTCCTGCGTCAACTGTGGCAGTAGGGTTGGTGCCCGGTTGGGTAGGATTATTTGGTCTGGGTGTATACCCCGCCGTTTGACCGCTGCCTCCCGACGAACCACCCTGAGCGGCGGACAGTACCTGACTCCCCCCATACCCCCCACCATTTGCCGTTACTCCAGCAAAGGTGGAATTAGTTCCATTTGATCCGGCGGAATCCCCGTAACCTCGGGAGCCTCCACCGCCAACAGTAACGGTGTATGACTGAACTGCGACTTGCAGTGCCCCAGATACATAACCGCCCGCACCGCCGCCGCCGCCTTCACCGGTTGTTCCGACTTGAGGGCCTCCACCGCCACCGCCACCACCAGCAACTACAACGTACTCAATAGTTGGAGAAGCACTCCCCACTGAAGTAACTTCAAATGTTCCAGAAGAGGTAAACTCGTGAACACGATAACTAAGACCAGATTCAACTATGTCTGTAGTATTGCCGCCTGTGGCTTCGATTAGTGCGGAAATAGAAAGCCTAGCACGGGATAAACTTCTACCGTAGGGAGTAGAAGATCCTGAGGCCACGGATATAATAGTCACTTTTAGGTTACCTCTGAGCCATATGCGTTGAACGACATATCGGCAGAAGAAGCATAAGCCTCCAACACATCTGTGGCGTCCAACGTCAAACCAATCGTAAGAATAATTGAATCGTTAGCAGCAATATCTGCGTCGTAAACGATGTAATGCTCGTTAGCGAGTGTTGCCCCGTTGGGGCGGACAGCCAGACGGAACGTACCGGCTGAACCTCCACGCTCACACACCGTGATAGATGACACGACTGTTTCTGTGGCGGCAGGCACCGTATAGATGGCGGTTGCCGTCGTCGCGGACGGGGCGATCTGCCCGAGAACTTTATAGTTTTGAGCCACGTTACGCTCCCATCATCATAAAACTGTTAGCGAAACCGGTGTCACCGCCGCCTGAGGCTGTGGACGCACCGATTTCTACCCACGTACCATCATACCTGATGAGGGTTTGTGATTGGTCTGATCTGTACCAGATGTGGCCGTCTAAAACACCTGTCGGCTCGGTGTCTGAGGTGGTGGAGCGTACGGTGAATGTTCCGTAGACGATCCATGCGGTTCCGTCCCACAGATAGGTTTTACCGTTAGTGGTGTAGGTGTCGTTTACTGTGGGGGAGTTGGGGAAGTCGATAGCCATTACCAAGTCACCGTCCCTGTACCTGCTGTGAAAACAATGTAGGTGAAACCTGCATCGCTTGTTTCAGTGTATGTCAGTCCGGCGGTTATTGATGGACTTGGGCCAACAAAGCGTATGGCGACAAACCCTGAACCTCCTGCCCCGCCAGTACCACCACTGCCACTTGCTGTTGAACCGGCACCTCCGCCGCCACCAGTGTTGACTGTACCGGCTGCACCATTATTGACCCCTCCCGGCGCGCCACCAGTGGCTCCACCTCCGACTCCACCGTATCCTCGTCCATTAGCCGGATTATGTGATCCGCCACCACCGCCGCCAGCAAAATAGCCCAAAGTTCCTGTTAGCCCGTTTGAAGAGTTCGTTCCCCCATATAAATCAAAATCTTGAACGTATTTTCCGGGTCCGCCGTCCCCAATTTCACCCGCCGAAGTTCCGTTTATACCAACACCGCCAGCGCCACCGCCGCCACCGCCAGCGTAAGGATTGTTGTACCCTGAACCGCCACTGTTTCCGTATCCGTATGTTCCAGAATCCCCTGATTGTGATGGCTGTGTTCCGCTACTACCAGCAGAGCCGTATTTTCCTCCGCCTCCAGATCCTCCAGCATTGCCGGTGTGATCTTGATCTGAAGCGCCGTACCCCCCACCAATAGCAACTAAATCTGATCCGAAAGTCGTGTTTGCCCCGTTTGACCCACCCGAGCCATCACCAGCACCTCCACCACCTCCGCCACCTATCGCAACAGTGTAGGCAGTTCCCCCCGTTACTGTGTATGTAGGGGCATCGATTAAACCTCCAGCACCACCACCGCCACCGGAACGTCCACCACCACCGCCACCACCAGCAACAATAAGCGCTCTAATAGACGCAGGAACAGAAGCGGGAATAACTTGATTGGCACGTCCCTTCACGCCCAAAATAGTTGACTGTGATGCACGTGAAACAGCCATGGCTTATGCCATCTCCGTCCCGTATGCATGGAACGTCAGATCGGCTGAAGAAGCATAAACTTCAACAACATCATCTGCGTTAACAGTGATACCAATAGTGAAGATAACGGTGTCGTTTGCTGGGCAACTTGAATCATAAACAAGATAATGTTGGTTTGCCAGCGTTGCGCCATCCGGCCTAATGGAAATCCTGTATGTTGCGACAGAAGCAGAACGATTACACACAGCAATCGAAGACACCAAAGCCTCCGTGGCCGCAGGGACTGTGTACAGCGTTGTTGCCGTTGTTGCCGAAGGGGCGCTTTGCCCGAGAACTTTATAGGTAGTCGCCATGTTAGGCTCCCATCATCATCAGTGCGATAGGGCGCGGGTCCTCCACGCCAGTGATTGTTCCGGTCACTGACAGGTTGCCAGCAACTGACACGGTGCCGTCAGAACCGATAGTCATACGTTCCGATCCGGCAGTATCAAACCGGATCGTGTCTTCGTCAGAAGACTCTTCTAACTGGATCTTCGTATCGGCGTCGGCGTCAGCCAAAAAGTTAGCAATGTTGGCTGAGTGTCCGATCTCTACCCACGTCGAATCATAATAAATCAGGGTTTGAGAGGTATCGGACCTGTACCAGATGTCTCCTGCATTTGGGGAGGCAGGGGCGGTGTCAGATGCAGAGAACGTCGATGTGGGCGACCCCTGTACTTCCCAGTAGGTGCCGTTCCACAACCATGACTTGTCGCCAACAGAGTAGATTTCGTCTACTGTGGGGGAGTTGGGGAAGTCGATAGCCATCAGGCAGGCTCCTGATACTCGATCCAGACGTAACCAGAGCCACCAGCGGAACCGCTGGTTCCAGCGGTGCCACCGGCTCCAACCGTCACGGTGATGCTTGCCGCCGGTGTGACATCGGCACCGGCGACAATGTAGGCACCATCGTCGGTGGCCTCCACCATCATGTTCTGATGGCCTCGGATGTACTTAGCGGCGTGCCCGCTGTTAGGTTTACCGGCGAATGTCCTAATAGTGTATGCGGAAGCAACTCCCTCTGAGACGCCGCCGTTCCCGCCAGCCGCCGTGACCGTTCCGGATGCGAACGCAACCGATGAGTCGCCGCCGTCACCAGCGGTAGCGCCAGTACCCGCGCCACCGCCGCCGCCACGAATGTGTGCAATGGCGTAGGTCACGTCAGTAGGCACAGTCCACGTTCCTGACGCTGTAAATCTTGCAACCTTGGTAATCATTGCGGCTCCTCCGACGGATACCCATGCGCTTCCATCATAAACCTCCACGCTGGTAGTGCTGGTAAGAAATGATAGGTCTCCGGCAGCGGGGGAGGGGACCGCTGTTGTCCGGGCTGAGGCGTTTGCGTACACCTTGATGGAGGTGGCCGTTGCGCCTGCTTGAAGATCAGTGATGTCTGCTTCTACGTCGGTGACGGTTCCTACGGCAAGGTTTCCGCTAACGGCAGCATCCCCGGTTACGTCTAGCGTGACGGTGGGGGAGACGTTGTTGATACCAACCCTGTTATTGCCTGAATCTATACGAAATACGGTGGCGTCGATAGAGGGGCCGTACACCACCCAGCCGGTGCCGTCATACGTCCATGTGCGCCCACCTGACGTGTGGGTGTCGCCTGTGGTTGGGGCGTCTGGAAAGTCGATGGCCATGGGTCACTCCACCCAGAATCAGAGGTAATTGATTACGATAGAATACCTGTACTTGGCGTCTGTCTGGGACGTGCTGGTATGTTTTAGGTTCGTGTTCATAAGTAGCACACGATTCGCTACTGATCCTACCACTGTTCCGTCTTCCAGAACCGTAGAACCGTTGTTGGTATTAGGGTAATAGACCGCTGTTTTTACTTCGGGGTCGTCGTAATCGGTGTGGTAGCCGTGCTCCATGATCTCATGATGACGGGGGAAGTTGTTGACCCGGATACGCAACAACCCCCTCACCCCCAACTTCTCCACCAACGGCTTAAACGCTGAGAAATACTGGGAGTTCGGCTCATGGTTGAAATAGGCGATGTGAGCAAAGAACGGGAACTCCGAGTCGAAGTACGGGTTCACCATGACATTGTAGTTGAACCACGGAAAATCAAGCCCACCCAACAGTTGCACCAGTTCGGAGCAGTACTCCTCAGGCATGAAGTTGTCGATAATTTCGTAGTCTGCCATCACCAACTGATGTTATCGCTCCCAGCGGTGAACGCATAAACCGTGTACAGGCCGTCCGTGGTGGATGTGTACGTCAGTCCGCCCCCGATGGTTGGCAAGGTGGTTGTGAGCACTTTGACGACGACCACACCTGACCCCCCGTTCTGGCCGCCGCCAACAGCGAACGCTGCACCACGGCCTCCACCACCACCACCGGTCTTTGCGGTACCTGCGACATTGATGTTGCCGCCGCCACCGTCACCCCCAACACCGCCAGACCCGTTACCAGCACCACCACCAGCAAAATAGTAACTGCTACTAACAAGTTCGCCGATGCTCAATACACCAAACTCGTAATTACCGGTAATCGTGGATGCGCTGCCGACACCGCCCACGTTGCCTGAGCCTGCCGCCCCACTACCACCGCCACCACCCGACACGAACTGACCGGCACCAGAACCGCCATCATTACCCTGACCAGCAGTACCGGCACCACCGGGGTGAGACCCGAGACCACCACCGCCGCCACCTGAACCACCGGCAACACCTTCAAGAATACCGCCGCCACCACCACCATACGAAATGACGTTAGAGATGTAACTGTTTCCCCCATTGCTTCCGTCAAGCCCGTATTCGGGTGCGGGGGCGCTAGCAGGAGCACCTGCCCCACCAGCACCAATAGAAATACCGTAGTTCACACCCACAGACAAACCAAGAGTGCCCGTCAGGTAACCGCCACCACCTCCGCCACCGGCAGAACGGTTGTTGAACGAACCAGACCCTCCGCCCCCAGCAACAATCAGATACTCAATGGACAGGGGACCCGGCCACCTGCTGCTAAGAGAAGCCGCATACTGTTCTGATAGCACCCAAATGCCCGTGGCATCGCTAGCAGCGGCGTTCTTATCGATGCCGATGAACTTACGGGTAGGCATTACGAGATCTCTTCGTACGAGCAGATGACGTGTAGATCGTCAGCAGCCGAGGCGGTGACCCCGATAGACCTGTCCTCCTCCAGATAGAGGGCCGCAGACTTGTCCAGAGCGACAAGGGTGGAGTCGGCGGGGACGTTGATGGTGTGGGCGATCTTCGTACCGTTCGTGGAGCCGACGGTTGCCGTGTCCCAGATGGTAATGGTGATGGTCGCCGCGTTGGCTCCGTCCACGTTGGCCACGATGATGTTGTTGATCTTCAACACCTTGCCTGAGGATGCGGCGTTGGAAACAAGCGTGTTTTCGCTGGTGTCACCGAGCCGCACTAGGGCGGTCTTGGCGGTGATTGTTGCGACGTTGACGATGTTGGGTGCAGCCATATCAGCCTCCGAAGACCATGGCCATGGCTATGGCTTTTCCTGTAGTGGCGACTGATGCGCCGTTCGTAGTAATTGTACCGGTTGCTACGATTGTGCCGGTTACGTCTAGCCCGGTGGCGTCTAAGGTCATCTTCTCGGTTCCGGCGATATCAAAGCGGATGGTGTCATCGTCGGTGGTTTCCTCCACCTGAACCTTGGTATCCGTATCGGTGTCTGCCAGATATGTAGTCAGGGCCTGTGCCGTGTTGCCGAGTTCTACCCAGAAGCCATCGTAGTACGTAAAGGTTCGCCCCGTATCCGATTCAAACCACATATCTCCCTGTATAGGACTGGCGGGGGCCGTGTCTGAGATGGCGAGGTTGATTCCCTGCGTAGAGGTGCCTGAAACCTTCCAGTAGTCGCCCGTCCAGACGTAGGTGCGTCCGTTTACCGTGTGGGTGTCGTTGGTTGACGGGGAGTTCGGAAAGTCGATAGCCATCAGGGGGCCTCAGGATACGGGTAGCGGTCTTTTACCGATTGTACCGCATCCAGCCATTCTTGTTCTGTGGCTTCGCCCCTCTGGTATGAGAAGAAGAGGGGGTCGGCTTCTTGTTGATAGGCGGCTTTACGTTGGTTTTCTATTGCGGCCCGTTGCTGGTTGTATTGGACTGTGGGCCACGCATCATCTAGTTCCTGTTGGGTGGGCTTCGGCGGGTCGCTCAGCCACGTCAAACCCTCATAGGTGTCACCGTCCAACGTCCATTCAGCGTCGGGATAGTTCTCACTTAGTACGGCGGCGTAGTCGGTCATGCTGACACCTCCATAAGCGTGATAGATGAGACGCCAGCATTACTGTTCGCACCCGAACGGTTGATATACAGCGTCCCGTTACTCTGCTTTGCTTGGAGTTTGTAAGTCGTTGCCGAGGTGCTTGCGGGGCTGTCCAAATAAATGATCGGCAACGGCACAGCCGAGTTCTCGGCGAATGCGCTTTGGCTGTTCCACTCAATCGTGCCTGTCCCAAACGAACCCGCTGTCGTAATGAAAATGCCAGTCGAATCTCTGAGCAACAGAATCTGGTCGTTGGACCCGTTTGCGCTGTGTCCGACCGAGACCATCACCATGACAAGAATCTTGGACGACGTTGCTGATGGCGTGATGCTCAATGACATATCCGTAACGTCCACGAACGACGTTGACGACGTTGAGAACGCATCTAGTTTCGTGGTGGACACAACCTGCAAAATCTTGCCTGCTCCCGTAACACCACCAGCGAACGTAATATCACCAGAAGCATTAGTCGTAGCAATAGACGTACCATCAGTAGTCTGCCAGTTATCAAACCTCATAGTAGAAGCCATTAGTTACCCTCCAATCCGAATGCTGCCCGGATTTCATCTACAGAGAGGCCGAGGGCCGCGAGTTTGTCGATAGCGGACTGTTTAGCGGCAGCATCAGCATCTACAGCGTCGGCTTGTGCCTGCTGCACGGCGGGCCACGCATCGTCTAGTTCTTGCTGTGTCGGCTTCGGTGTATCGCTGAGCCATGTCAGCCCGTCATAGGTGTCACCGTCAAGCGACCAAACTGAGTCAGCATAATTAGCGACCAGCACGGCAAAATAATCGGTCACGCCGCAACCTCCATTACCGTAATCATTGTGGTTACTCCGTAGTAAGTGCCAGCGGCGTAGCGCCCTATGACAGCAGTCCCTGCGTTACACGCAGCCTGCAACTTGTATGTCGTGGCGCTGGTAGTGGCCGGGCTATCCAAGTAGGACAAAGCGAATCCTGTCCCGGCACCAGCACTGTTGTTATAGATATCACTAGTGTAATTCTCTGCACCGCCAGTCGATTGGGCTAGTGCTGTGGAGTCACGTACAATATTTAGGAGGGTATGACTGGTTGAACCGGTATTTCCCCCGATACCAGTTATCAAAACAAACACCTTGCTGGATGTCGATGACGGGGTGATGCTGACTGAGACACCAGTAACATCAACCATGCTCGTTGATGTGGTGCTAAACGAATCTACTTTGACTGACTGAACTACCTGCAAAATCTTGCCGGTACCCAATGTACTATTAGCAACCTCGGTGCCCCCTGTGTTCTGCCATGTATTAAACCTTAAGGTACTCATTGGGGGGCCTCCGGCAACACGGGGTTAGCAATGTCAATCGTGTCAGGAAGATCACGAAGAGCCTGACGGTAAGCAGCCCAAGCAGCAACGTCTACGGGTGCGTCAGCAACCTGCGTCCAATCAGTACGAGCCAGTTCGTAGTTGCGCCAGAGCCGAATCTGCTCCATCTTTTGATCGTCGGTTGCGTCAGGGTATTCGGGATGAAAATCAAAAGTTGCCACATTACACCGCCGTCACCGGGAAAAGAGCAGTAAACATCAACTCATCGCTAGTTGTCCAAGTAAATGGGATAGAACCGTTTATTGCGGATGTTTGGCCATAGGTAGCGCTCGCCTTGCTGGTTTTTAACAAACAAGTGGTCGAACCAACGCCATTTCCTTTTACAAAACCAAAAAACTCATCAGTGCCAGTATCCCTCATACATACTTGCCCAACGACGTTAAAGCCAGCGGCAGCCTGTTGCCAGCCAGATGGAATCACAAACGCTGGGTTTGTAGACATTGAAGTAGTGCTCCCCCACACCAGTCGATAGTCAATAAACATTAAGCCATTAAAAACCGTGTAGTAAGCAGTCTCTGTGCCGTTGCCGATCGTTAAACTTGACCATGTTGGAATCCAAGATGTGCGAACACCTTGCGCTACACCCCCGATCTGCAACCCGTCAACAGCGTTCAACGTATGACCGGTAGGAACAGAAATAACATTACTGTTCTCTGACAAACCCTCAAGAGACCCGACCGTTAACCTACTCATACAATACTCCACTCACTACCGTTACTCACAGTAACCGTAACCCCATCAGCAATAGTAATGGGGCCAGCCGACATACCATTGTATCCCGTCGGGATTGTGTAATCACTAGAGATCGTTTGAC